CGGTAAGGTTTGATGTATAGGATCTCAATTCCTTCATTCGAAAAACCAAATGCGGGAATCCGTGTTGGGGTTTCCTTGTTTGCATTTACATCTGCCCAGGACTTTGCATAGTAGTACCCTTCAATCTCTCCATCTTCATTGCATTTCTCTGCACGGAGGGTTTCGATAGGCATATGGTACACCTCATTGATCATCTGATGATCTTGAGAGTATATCACCTGGAATGCACATTGCCCCATCATCTTGAAGTCGCTTGTTGCTTTGCGTAAGCACTCCTTCTTGAATAGGGATTTCATTTGAGCATATTGCTCTGGCTTCCTGAAAGAATCCGTAGCATCCAATCCCTTTCCGTAGATCAGTTCGGAGATGCCATTGATGATAGCGTTATTCGTAGGAGAGCCATTGTACCGATCAATCAGAAATTGAAAATAGTCATTGTCCTCTCCATAGGATACCCACTCTCGGTTGTTGTATTCCTTAATCTCTGGAGTCGTGTAACTCGATAGGTTTACAATATGGATGTTGCTCATATGATCACAAATTCATTGTTGTAGGATGTTTCCTCCGTATACACCCCTTCATTAGTGGTGTATTTGTCGTATTCCGTTTGTGAAGTTACGAAAACTCTATCCCGATAAATCATCGTAGAGCCATCAAAAACCTTCAACCCATAGAATCTACCATCCACCAGGGAGAAAACCCCGGAGAGGGTCATAAAACCATCCCCAGAGGACACGCTTACCGAAGGGGTTGCGGTAGTATTTGTGGATTCATCAATCAATTGTAAAGTAACACTACCCGGAAAAGATCGGGGAATGACAACAATGCTTTGCGATGATCCGGATTCTTGAAGTATATGCATCTCAATTAAATAACCGCACCTCGCAACTTTATTCCAAAAAGAAAGGGGGCATAGCCCCCTCTCCTAACCAAAAAACAAATCTGGGTTAAGGTACAATCGTAACGGTTGCACTTGTCATTCCAGCAAATACCTCTTCGGCATTTGTCAAATCTACACCTGCAATAAAGTTTGCGGGTTTCAATTCTTGAGCCGTCAAAGTTAATGTATATCCAGACAAATCACCCATAGCGGCACCGGTAACAATCGTGCCACCCGTAACCTCTGCTCCGTGTTCGGAACCCATCAAGAAGGCATTGTCATTATAATCCAGGACAACAACCTGTGGGCGGCCATAGGCCATCAATTTCAATTCTTTGTTATCTTCCTTCGTTAACTTGCTGAATTGCAAATTCAAGGTTTGCTCGAAGAAAGTCGTACCATTCTCACGGCTTGAATTGAATGATTGCTCAAAAGAAGAATTTCCCTTGAGGTCATATTTGTAAGCAGAGAATGTACCAGTCATATTGGTAACCTCATCTGCCGTTTCTGTGATCGTACCCAGATCCCCAAAATTCACGAAGTAGACGGCTTTAATTCCACCAACTACATCCTTGCAAGGGATTGTCCGACCGGCTGTAAGTAAACAACTCATATCTGTCAAAAATAAAAAAGGGGGCGGGGTAAAACCCTCACCCCCTTGAGGTTAATCAATTCAAAGAATTAGGCGTAGTAAACGATATCTGCACCAACTCCGTGCTGAACACCGGCAGTAAATCGCATTACAACGCGAATATTGTCGGATCCATCAAGGTTTTGCATATCGAGAACCTTCACCTCATTGCGATCAGAAGCCAAACCAGAACCGAAGAACAAGTTTGAAGATTGAGAGGCAACCATCTTGTTAGATGCCAAACCATTCACCATAGCAACGCGGATACCATCGAAGTACAAGGGCTCGGAGCCATACCACATAGTGCCTTTGTTCTCAACACCATTAGCACCCAAACCAGAAGCACCGAATCCACCCAAAGCACGAACGTAAGCCTTCGCAACATTCTGGGGAACGTAGATAGTCAAGTCCTCCTTGCCGTACAAAGCGGCAGGGATCGCATCAACTACTTTGCCCAATTCCGTGATGACATTAGCGGCAGTAACAGTTGTACCCGTAACATCAACAACATCACCATCAGCGGCGAGAAGGGCTTGGAAGCCGTCGAATTGACCTGCAGTAGCGTTAACACCTTGCCAGATGTTCGTTTCGATGCGTTGAGCAACCTTTGAAGCAACGTGTGCAATCAAAAACTCGCTGAAATCAGCGGGAAGAGAATCGTAAACGGAATAACCCATTTGAGCACCTTGCCAAGTAGACAAAAAGTCCTTGCGGCAAAGTTGCAAGTTCACCTGGAACTCCTCAACAGTCAAGACACGCTCGGAGAGGGTCAAAGTAGAGGTGGGGGTGAAATCACAAGTAGCATCTTTTACGATGTCATCAGTTCCAACCTTTTGGATCACTTGCTTGTAGTGAACATTAGGCATAACCTCAATGAGGCCTTTCTCGATCGTGTCTGCACTCAAAAGGGCAGCAGCGATGTACTTACCTGCAAATTCGCCAGCGTAAGTAGTAGTGATAGAAGTAGTAGTAGCCATTTCTAATTAAGTAAAAAAATTTATTTCAGTTTAGCCAATACACGATCCATAGCGGTAGGAATACGCTTGGATGCTAATTTGACATTGGTTTCGTTCTTTGTTCCAGGGGCGTGTTTAATTGCTTTAGCGGCAGATTGAGAAGAGAATTTCTTTTCGATTGCAGACATTTCGGCTTTGTAAGCCGCCATCTCCTCACGCATTTTCTTCATCTCTTCTGCTACTTGCTCAACAACCGGAACGAGGGCTTCAGCAACTGCAACCTCAATAGCGGCAGATACTTCTTCCGTGATCGCTTCAGCCGCCTCATCAGCAACTTCAGATGCTACCTCTTCGGCAACCGCTACGGCTTCCTCTGATTGCATTTCAACCTCCTCAACGGCGGCTTCTTCCTTGATTTCTGCAATGATCCCTTCCTCAACGATTACCAGGATTTTGCCATCTTCAAGTTTGTGTTCTCCCACGGGTGCGGGGATGCGCTCCTCTCCGGAGATAATGAATACCTCGTTTTCGGGTGCGAATTCTTCTGCCTCAAGAATGGTTCCATTCTCCAAAGCCATTTGAGCGAACTCTACCTTGCGGATTTGTGCGAGTTCTGTCAAAATTTTGTTTAATACACTCTGTGCCTTCATAATAGAATTGCTTTCAATTAAATGACCGCCTCGGTCTTGATTGTTACATTTTTACTCTGGGATCTGAACAATTGATCCGATTCCTTGCGCTCTCAAAGATCCATCGCAACACTTCTTTGAGTATGTCCCTTTATCCCAACACAAGCAACCTCTTTTTGATCCTTTGGGTGATGATCTTGAAGGTGTAGGTTCTTTCTTCATAATTTGCCCAATTCTTTCAATTTAGATTCTGCCCATCTCTTTCCGGCTTTCCCTCCCCATAACAAGTAAGAGATCGTACCACAAGCCGAAGAATCTGATTCATCATAATACTCCTCTGCCCTTGAGAGATAGGAGTACATTCTTTTGATGGTTTCTACGCTGATGGCTTTTCCTTGTGCAAGTTGTTGTCCTCGGATCTTACCCACATCCGTAGCGCACTTGTTATTGTTCTTCTCATTCAATTCAATGCCACGCTTTGCATTGTTCTTGACTGCATCCGGGTAATCTGTGTAGGATTCCATCTCAATCCTTTTCCCCTTCTTCAATCTTTTATCACTCTTTATGATCCCAACAATAGAAGAGAGGATCAATGCCGCTTCTTGTTCCTCGATATCCTCCAAACCTTCTCGGCTCATATTTACTTTGTCCACAAAGTATCCCTCAATCGAAAATCCCTTGACCTTTCCGCTTTTAACATATCCCTCCCAGATATCCGGATTGTTTACCTTCATAGAAACCATCCAAGTTCCAATCGGTAGATCAAGCCCATATTTTCTGCTCTTGTCATATTCCTCATCCTCGATGATCCAAGATTCCACCACGCTCAATCCCTGGAGGTCGACTTCGTGTTCAAGGGTGGAATTGTTCTGGTTTCCATTCTGGAAAAACATCTCCGATGCTCTGCGGATTGTCTCCTT